TTTTTGGGGGTTGTGATGGCTGCAACACGTAAAGCGTCTAATGTTCGCTCTGCTGTTACTGGTGACGTCTATATTGGTGACGCTCACGCCGGTGACACTATTGATGGTGTTGGGAAGATTCCTGACGGTCTTACCGCTTTAGGGTACCTGTCTGATGACGGGTTTAAGATTAAGCCTGAGCGTAAAACGGATGATTTGAAGGCTTGGCAGAATGCGGATGTTGTTCGCACGGTTGCTACCGAGTCTTCTATCGAGATTTCTTTCCAGCTGATCGAGTCTAAGAAGGAGGTTATCGAGCTGTTTTGGCAGTCGAAGGTTACTGCCGGAGCCGATTCGGGTTCGTTCGATATTTCTCCGGGTGCCACGACGGGTGTTCATGCTCTACTGATGGATATTGTTGATGGGGATCAGGTTATCCGCTACTATTTCCCTGAGGTTGAGCTTGTTGATCGTGATGAGATTAAGGGTAAGAATGGCGAGGTTTACGGGTATGGTGTGACGTTGAAGGCGTATCCTGCCCAGATTAATAAGAAGGGTGACGCGGTGTCGGGTCGGGGGTGGATGACGGCTTTAAAAGCTGATACTCCTCCGACGCCTCCTCCTTCTCCGAAGCCGGATCCGAATCCGCCGTCTGGTAACTGATACACGATTTTAGGGGATTGTTGATAGATGAGTGACACTGGTTACACGTTGAAGATTGGTGACCGTAGCTGGGTGTTGGCGGATGCGGAGGAGACGGCTCAGGCTGTTCCTGCCCGAGTGTTTCGCCGTGCCGCTAGGATTGCCCAGTCGGGGGAGTCTGCGGATTTCGCCCAGGTTGAGGTGATGTTTTCGATGTTGGAGGCTGCCGCCCCAGAGGATGCTGTGGAGGCCCTGGAGGGGCTTCCTATGGTGCGTGTGGCCGAGATTTTTCGTCAGTGGATGGAATACAAGTCTGACGGTAAGGGTGCCTCTTTGGGGGAATAGTTTGGCTCCACGGCCTGGTTGATGATTATCGTGGGGCCATCGAATATGATTGGAGGACCCGGTTCGGTTGCTCGGTTTATGATGTTGGTGGCCCGATAATGTGTTGGGGTGAGGCTGTCCGGCTGGCTGGCGTGTTGTGTACTGATACGTCGAGCCAGTTGGCGGCCCACCTGAATGGTTGGCAGCGCCCGTTTGAGTGGTCTGAGTGGGCGGTGTTGGACATGCTGGATCATTACAGGTCTGCTAATAGTGAGGGGCAGCCGGAGCCTGTGGCGAGGCCTACGGATGAGCGTAGGGCCCGGTTTACGTCTGGGCAGGTGGACGATATTTTGGCGCGTGTTCGTGCCGGTGGCGGGGTGTCTCGCGAGATTAATATTATGGGGTGAATAGTGTATGTCTGGTGAGATTGCTTCCGCATATGTGTCGTTGTATACGAAGATGCCTGGTTTAAAGTCTGATGTTGGTAAACAGCTTTCTGGGGTGATGCCTGCTGAGGGTCAGCGTTCGGGTAGTCTTTTTGCTAAGGGCATGAAGTTGGCGCTTGGTGGCGCGGCGATGATGGGCGCTATTAGTGTTGCTAAGAAGGGTCTTAAGTCGATTTATGATGTGACTATTGGTGGCGGTATTGCTCGCGCTATGGCTATCGATGAGGCTCAGGCTAAGTTGACTGGTTTGGGTCATACGTCTTCTGACACGTCTTCGATTATGAATTCGGCTATTGAGGCTGTGACTGGTACGTCGTATGCGTTGGGTGATGCAGCGTCTACGGCGGCTGCTTTGTCTGCTTCTGGTGTGAAGTCTGGCGGGCAGATGACGGATGTGTTGAAGACTGTCGCCGATGTGTCTTATATTTCGGGTAAGTCGTTTCAGGATACGGGTGCTATTTTTACGTCTGTGATGGCTCGCGGTAAGTTGCAGGGCGATGACATGTTGCAGCTTACTATGGCGGGTGTTCCTGTGCTGTCTTTGCTTGCTAGGCAGACGGGTAAAACGTCGGCTGAGGTGTCGCAGATGGTGTCGAAGGGGCAGATTGATTTTGCCACGTTTGCGGCTGCGATGAAGCTTGGCATGGGTGGTGCTGCGCAGGCGTCTGGTAAGACGTTTGAGGGCGCTATGAAGAATGTTAAGGGCGCTTTGGGCTATCTTGGTGCTACGGCTATGGCGCCGTTTCTTAACGGGTTGCGGCAGATTTTTGTTGCGTTGAATCCGGTTATCAAGTCTGTCACGGATTCTGTGAAGCCGATGTTTGCTGCCGTCGATGCTGGTATTCAGCGTATGATGCCGTCTATTTTGGCGTGGATTAACCGTATGCCGGGCATGATCACGAGAATGAATGCACAGATGCGCGCCAAGGTTGAGCAGTTGAAGGGCATTTTTGCAAGAATGCATTTGCCTGTCCCTAAAGTGAATTTGGGTGCCATGTTTGCTGGCGGCACCGCAGTGTTTGGTATTGTTGCTGCGGGTGTTGGGAAGCTTGTTGCGGGGTTTGCCCCGTTGGCGGTGTCGTTGAAGAATCTGTTGCCGTCGTTTGGTGCTTTGAGGGGTGCCGCTGGGGGGCTTGGTGGCGTGTTTCGTGCCTTGGGTGGCCCTGTTGGTATTGTGATCGGCTTGTTTGCTGCCATGTTTGCTACGAATGCCCAATTCCGTGCCGCTGTTATGCAGCTTGTGGGGGTTGTCGGCCGGGCTTTGGGGCAGATTATGGCCGCTATTCAGCCGCTGTTTGGTTTGGTTGCTGGGCTGGTGGCACGGTTGGCTCCCGTTTTTGGCCAGATTATTGGTATGGTTGCTGGTTTGGCTGCCCGGCTGGTGCCTGTGATTAGTATGCTTGTCGCCCGGCTGGTTCCTGTTATCACCCAGATTATTGGTATGGTAACCCAGGTTGCGGCAATGTTGTTGCCGGCGTTGATGCCGGTTATTCAGGCTGTTGTTGCTGTGATACGGCAGGTTATTGGTGTCATTATGCAGTTGATACCTGTTTTGATGCCGGTTGTGCAGCAGATTTTGGGTGCTGTCATGTCTGTTTTGCCGCCGATTGTTGGTTTGATCCGGTCGCTGATACCGGTGATCATGTCGATTATGCGTGTGGTGGTGCAGGTTGTTGGTGCCGTGCTACAAGTGGTGGCCCGTATTATTCCGGTTGTTATGCCGATTTATGTTTCGGTGATTGGATTCATTGCCAAGATTTATGCTGCGGTTATCGTTTTTGAGGCTAAGGTTATTGGCGCTATTCTTCGTACTATTACGTGGATTGTGAATCATTCAGTGTCTGGCGTGAGGTCTATGGGCACGGCCATCCAGAATGGCTGGAATCATATCAAATCGTTTACGTCGGCGTTTATTAACGGTTTCAAGTCGGTTATTTCTGCCGGTGTGAACGCTGTTGTGGGGTTTTTTGCGCGGCTTGGTTCTTCGGTTGCTTCTCATGTGAGGTCTGGTTTTAACGCGGCCCGTGGCGCTGTTTCTTCTGCGATGAATGCTATCCGGAGTGTTGTGTCTTCGGTGGCGTCTGCTGTTGGCGGGTTTTTCGGGTCGATGGCATCTAGGGTTCGTAGTGGTGCTGTGCGCGGGTTTAATGGCGCCCGGAGTGCGGCTTCTTCTGCTATGCATGCTATGGGGTCCGCTGTGTCTAACGGTGTGCATGGTGTGCTAGGGTTTTTCCGGAATTTGCCTGGCAATATTCGGCGTGCTCTCGGTAATATGGGGTCCCTGTTGGTGTCTGCTGGCCGTGACGTGGTGTCTGGTTTGGGTAATGGTATCCGGAATGCTATGAGTGGCCTGTTGGATACGGTGCGTAACATGGGTTCTCAGGTTGCTAATGCGGCGAAATCGGTGTTGGGTATTCATTCCCCGTCTCGGGTGTTTCGTGACCAGGTGGGCCGGCAGGTTGTTGCTGGTTTGGCTGAGGGTATTACTGGTAATGCTGGTTTGGCGTTGGATGCGATGTCGGGTGTGGCTGGTCGGCTGCCGGATGCTGTGGATGCCCGGTTTGGTGTGCGATCGTCTGTGGGCTCGTTTACACCGTATGGCAGGTATCAGCGTGCGAATGATAAGAGTGTTGTGGTGAATGTGAATGGGCCTACTTATGGTGATCCTAACGAGTTTGCGAAGCGGATTGAGCGGCAGCAGCGTGACGCGTTGAATGCGTTGGCTTACGTGTGATTGGGGGTGTTGTGCATGTTTATTCCTAACCCGTCTGATCGTTCTGGTTTGACTGTGACATGGTTTATGGATCCGCTGTTTGGTGGGGAGCGTGTGCTTCATTTGACGGATTATACGGGTGCGTCTCCTGTCATGTTGTTGAATGATTCGTTGCGCGGTTTGGGTGTTCCTGAGGTTGAGCATTTTTCTCAAACACATGTTGGGGTGCACGGCTCGGAGTGGCGCGGGTTTAATGTGAAGCCTCGCGAGGTGACGCTGCCGGTGTTGGTGTCGGGTGTTGACCCGGATCCGGTGGGCGGGTTTCGTGACGGTTTTTTGAAAGCCTATGACGAGTTGTGGTCTGCGTTTCCTCCTGGAGAGGAGGGGGAGTTGTCGGTGAAGACACCTGCCGGTGTTGAGCGTGTGCTAAAATGCCGGTTTGATTCGGTGGATGACACGTTTACGGTTGATCCGGTGAATCGTGGCTATGCCCGCTATGTGATTCATTTGACAGCTTATGACCCGTTTTGGTATGGGGATGAGCAAAAGTTTCGTTTTAGTAACGCGAAGTTGCAGGATTGGTTGGGTGGCGGCCCTGTCGGCAAGGATGGTACCGCGTTTCCTGTGGTGTTAACACCGGGTGTGGGCTCGGGCTGGGATAACCTGTCGAATAAGGGTGATGTGCCTGCGTGGCCCGTGATTCGTGTTGAGGGGCCGTTAGAGTCGTGGTCTGTGCAGATTGATGGTTTGCGTGTGTCTTCGGATTATCCTGTCGAGGAGTATGATTGGATCACTATTGATACGGATCCTCGTAAACAGTCTGCGTTGTTGAACGGGTTTGAGGATGTGATGGATCGTTTGAAGGAGTGGGAGTTTGCGCCTATCCCGCCTGGCGGTTCTAAGAGTGTGAATATTGAGATGGTTGGTTTGGGTGCCATTGTTGTGTCGGTGCAGTACAGGTTTTTGAGGGCTTGGTGAATGGTTGATGGCTGGTCTTGTTCCGCAGGTAACATTGTTTACGCCGGATTATCGCCGTGTGGCGCCTATCAATTTTTTTGAGTCGTTGAAGTTGTCGTTGAAGTGGAATGGTTTGTCGACGCTGGAGTTGGTGGTGTCTGGTGATCATTCTAGGCTTGACGGGTTGACGAAGCCGGGTGCACGGCTGGTTGTTGATTATGGTGGTGGCCAGATTTTTTCTGGGCCTGTGCGTAAGGTTCATGGTGTTGGTCCTTGGCGTTCTTCGCGGGTGACTATCACGTGTGAGGATGATATCCGCCTGTTGTGGCGTATGCTGATGTGGCCTGTGAATTATCGTCCTGGTATGGTTGGTATGGAGTGGCGTGCGGACAGGGATTATGCTCACTATTCGGGTGCGGCGGAGTCGGTTGCTAAGCAGGTGTTGGGGGATAATGCTTGGCGTTTTCCGCCTGGTTTGTTTATGAACGATGATGAGAGTCGTGGCCGGTTTATTAAGGATTTTCAGGTGCGGTTTCACGTGTTTGCCGATAAGTTGTTGCCGGTGTTGTCGTGGGCTCGGATGACTGTCACGGTGAACCAGTTTGAGAATGCGAAGTTTGATCAGCGTGGTTTGGTGTTTGATTGTGTGCCTGCTGTGACCCGGAAGCATGTGTTGACTGCCGAGTCTGGTTCGATTGTGTCGTGGGAGTATGTGCGTGACGCCCCGAAGGCTACTTCGGTGGTGGTTGGTGGCCGCGGCGAGGGTAAGGATCGGCTGTTTTGTGAGGATGTTGATTCGATGGCCGAGGATGACTGGTTTGATCGTGTAGAGGTGTTTAAGGATGCCCGTAACACGGATTCTGAACATGTGCATCTCATCGATGAGGCTGAGCAGTTGTTGTCCGAGTTAGGGGCTACGTCGGGGTTTAAGATCGAGTTGGCTGAGTCGGATGTGTTGCGGTTTGGGCCAGGCAATCTGATGCCGGGTGATTTGATCTATGTGGATGTGGGTTCTGGGCCTATTGCGGAGATTGTTCGGCAGATTGATGTGGAGTGTGATTCGCCTGGTGATGGTTGGACGAAGGTGACACCGGTTGCGGGTGATTATGAGGATAATCCGTCGGCCCTGTTGGCTCGCCGTGTGGCTGGTTTGGCTGCGGGTGTGCGGGATTTGCAAAAGTTTTGATAAGTGATTGGGGTTTGTTGTGGGTATTGTGTGTAAAGGGTTTGATGGTGTGTTGACCGAGTATGATTGGGCTCAAATGTCTGGTCTGATGGGTAATATGCCGTCTGTGAAGGGTCCTGACGATTTTCGTGTCGGCACTACTGTTCAGGGTGCCACGGTGTTGTGTGAGGTCCTGCCGGGGCAGGCTTGGGCTCACGGGGTGATGTGCACGTCGAATAGTGTTGAGACGGTGACGGGTCAGCTTCCGGGGCCGGGGGAGACTCGTTATGACTATGTTGTCCTGTCTCGGGATTGGGAGCAGAATACGGCCAGGTTGGAGATTGTTCCTGGGGGGCGTGCGGAGCGTGCCCGTGACGTGTTAAGGGCTGAGCCTGGCGTGTACCATCAGCAGCTACTGGCGACTTTGGTGTTGTCGTCTAACGGGTTGCAGCAGCTGCTGGATAGGCGTGCTGTTGCGGCTAGGGTTGCGTTTGGGGAGTCTGCTGCGTGTGATCCTACCCCGGTGGAGGGTGATCGTGTGATGGTTCCTTCGGGGGCTGTGTGGGCTAATCATGCCGGCGAGTGGATGTTGTTGTCCCCCAGGATTGAGACGGGTTCTAAGTCGATCATGTTTGGCGGGTCTGCTGTGTATGCTTACACGATCCCGTTTGAGCGGCCGTTTAGTAGTGCACCTGTTGTGGTGGCGTCTATGGCTACGGCGGCTGGGGGCACGGCACAGATTGATGTGAAAGCCTACAATATTACTGCCAAGGATTTTGGTTTGGCGTTTATTACGAATGATGGGTCTAAGCCGAATGGTGTGCCAGCAATAGCTAACTGGATAGCTGTGGGCGTGTGACTGTACAGATGTTGTGGCGGATGGTGTGATGTTGGGGGGCTGTGGTGTCGTGGTTTACTCCTGCACTGGTGGCCTCTATTTGTACCGCGTTGGCCACGATTTTGGGTTCTGTTCAAGCTGTCACATCCCGTTCTAGGCGGCGTTTGCGGCGGCTGTCTGCGCAGGTGGATGCGATGGAAGAGTATACGTGGGGTGTGCGGCGCGAGGTGCGAAGGTTTAACGCCGGGCTTCCTGACGATGTGGAGCCTATGCATCTTCCTGATTTGCCCGAGTTTTTGAAAGATACTGTTGATGGTGGAGGTGAGTAGGGTTGAGGGAGTTGGAGGAGGAGAAGCGGCAGCGCCGCAATTTTGAGAAGGCTTCACTGGTGTTGTTGTTTTTAACGCTTGTACTGTTGGTGGCGATGGCTGGGGGTGCTTTGCGTTTCGGGGCTGTATCCTCTGAGCGGGATTCGGAGCAGGCGAGGGCCCAGTCTAATGGTACGGCGGCTAAAGGTTTGGCTGCCCGTGTGAAGCGGGTGTGTGCGTCTGGTGGGCAGGAGTCTGTGCGGCTTCACCGTTCTGGTTTGTGTGTGGATGCTGTGCGTGTTGAGCAGCGTGTTCAGGGTGTGCCGGGCCCGGCTGGTGAGCGCGGCCCGCAAGGCCCTGCAGGTGCTGACGGCCGGGATGGCGTGAATGGTTCTGCTGGGCTGGTGGGCCCTGTTGGTCCGCAGGGTTCTCCTGGATTGAATGGTGTGAAAGGTCCTGACGGGTTGCCTGGTGCGAATGGATCGGATGGCCATGATGGTGTTCCAGGTCGTGCAGGTGCTGATGGTGTGAATGGAGTTGACGGCGCTGATGGTCGGGATGGTTCGGCTGGTGAGCGCGGTGATGTGGGCCCTTCAGGTCCTGCCGGCCCGCAAGGTGCACAGGGGGAACGGGGTGAGCGTGGTCTCGCCGGTGCGAACGGATCCGATGGTAAGGATGGCCGTTCCGTGGTGTCTGTGTACTGTTCCGGGGGTCGCCTTGTTGTGAAATATAGTGACGGTGTGGCGTCCACGATATCGGGTTCGGTGGCCTGCGAGAGTGTGAAACCGTCGCCTATAGTGACTATATCATCCCACAAATAGAAAGGAGTGGCTGTGATGGTAGTGTTTGGTGGTGG